TTCCGATCTCCAGACTTTCTGAAACAGATAATTAAGGAAACAGGTAACGAATATGCCAGTTTAGTAAGTGAAGGTGTAGAAGCAGGTGATGTAGATACATTTATTGATACTGGTTCACATATATTCAATGCAGTATTGTCAGGTAGTATCCATGGTGGCATACCATCAAACAAGATTACCGCATTAGCAGGTGAAAGTGCAACTGGTAAAACATTCTTTGTACTAGGTATGGTTAAACACTTTTTAGATAGTAACCCAGACGCAGGTGTGATATACTTTGAAAGTGAAAGTGCGTTAACAAAACAACTAATCGAAGATCGTGGTATTGATAGTGAACGAATGATTATAATGCCAGTAACAACTGTACAAGAATTTAGAACACAGGCAATAACTGTATTAGACAAATATATGGAACAAGATGAAGCAGATAGAAAACCTATCTTTATGGTATTAGATAGTCTTGGTATGTTATCTACTACAAAAGAGGTTGAAGATACAGCAGATGGTAAAGAAACTAGAGATATGACTAGGGCTCAAGTATTGAAGGCTGCATTTAGAGTGTTGACTTTGAAACTTGGTCGTGCAAAAGTACCTATGGTTATTACTAATCATACCTATGATGTTGTTGGTGCATATATGCCAACTAAAGAAATGGGTGGTGGTAGTGGACTTAAATATGCCGCAAGTACAATCATTTACCTATCAAAGAAAAAAGAAAAAGATGGTACAGAGGTCATTGGTAATATCATACATTGTAAGACACAAAAGTCCAGATTATCAAAAGAGAATATGATGGTCGATGTTAGATTAAGATATGAAACTGGATTAGACAAGTATTATGGTTTACTTGATCTGGCAGTTAAACATGGTATATTTAAACAAGTATCAACAAGAATAGAACTACCAGATGGCACTAAACAATATGCCAAATCTATCTACAACGAACCAGAGAAATATTTTACTGATGATATAATGGCACAACTAGACGAGGCAGCAAAAAAAGAATATAGTTATGGCAATCCCGAAGTATAGTTATATGCAAAATCCACAAAGTGATTTGACTGGGTTTCTTATACAAGAAGGAGAGTTCGAGGGTGTTATGTACACTTATGGTAAAGTAACACCCATAGAAGAAAACGATAAGTTACGGTTAAAGTTTGAATATAATGTACATGAAAATCCAAAAGATATAGATACCAATTCAGAAAGTTTTATAAATGTCATGGGCGACATTTTAGCAATCGAAGTAGAGAAGGATAATAATGGTAACAGCGGAAAGAATAGAGAGAACAACACTTAAAAATTTATTACATAACGAAGACTATACCAGAAAAGTATTACCTTTTCTCAAGGCAGAATACTTTGATGACCGTAAAGAACGAATTGTATTTGATGAGATCAGAAAGTTTATTGACCAATATAATAAACGACCTACTAAAGAAACTCTACAAATTGATATTGGTAAACGCAAAGATTTAAACGAAGACGAATATAAACAAATCGTTGACTTAATATCTACACTTAACAAAGAAGAAATAGACCTAGACTGGTTAGTCAATACCACAGAAAAATTTTGTAAAGACCGTGCTGTACATAATGCAGTAATGGACGGTATACATATATTAGATGGAAAAGATAAGAAACATACTCCTGAGGCTATACCAGAAATATTACGGGACGCTCTATCTGTTAGTTTTGATCGTAATGTTGGCCATGATTACTTACTAGATATAGAACGAAGATTTGATTTTTACCACAAAAAAGAAAACAGAATACCATTTGATTTAGATTATTTTAACAAAGTAACCAAAGGTGGTTTGCCTACAAAAACTCTTAATGTTGCATTGGCAGGCACGGGTGTTGGTAAAACTTTGTTTATGTGTCATCAGGCTGCAGGTGCATTGGCACAGAATAAAAATGTTTTGTATATCACCATGGAAATGGCTGAAGAAAGAATTGCTGAAAGAATAGACGCAAACTTACTTGGCATATCTATGGAAGATTTACATATGTTAAATAAAAAGTTATTTAACGAAAAGATAGTCAAGTTACAAAATAAAACTACTGGCACTTTAATTATCAAAGAATATCCAACAGCAAGTGCAAGTGTTAATCATTACCGTGCATTAGTCAACGAGTTGGCACTAAAGAGAACATTTAAACCAGATATCATATTTGTTGATTATATTAATATATGTGCAAGTAGTAGATTTAAACCTGGTGCAAATGTAAACTCATATACCTATGTAAAAGCAATCGCTGAAGAAATGCGTGGTCTTGCAGTAGAATTAGATGTACCAATCGTAACCGCAACTCAAACAACCAGATCTGGTTTTGTATCTAGTGATATTGGTTTAGAAGATACCTCAGAGAGTTTTGGTTTGCCCGCTACAGCAGACTTTATGTTTGCCTTAATTAGTAGTGAAGAATTAGAAAGAGCAGGCCAGATGTTAGTCAAACAGTTGAAGAACAGATATAATGACCCAACAGTAAATCGTAAGTTTATTATTGGTGTTGACCGTGCCAGAATGAAACTGTTTGATATAGAACAACAGGCACAAAACTTAATACAACCAGAACAGGAGAAATATGTCGAACACAACCTTGAAAAGACGGAAGAAAGTCCAGAAGAAAAATACAAGAAGTTCCAAGACTTCAAGTTCTAATATAGAGTATTCTGTAAAAACTAAACGCAAAGGCAAGTCTTATGAGTTTGCAGTAGTTGAGAACAAAGAAAGAACAATAAAAGTATTTAAGTTCCGTGATAAAGCAAAAGAATTTGCAGAATTTCATAATAAAAATCAAATATGGTTAGTAAATGGAGGTATACCACAGTTTCTGCTTGACTAAATAGTTATTTTAATATATTAATGGGAGTATATGACTATTAAGAGTTTTACAGACTGGGATAACGAAGGTCCATCACTAACTGAGGCATTAAAGGCTGAAGATTACGAGGCTGCCATAGTTATTGGTTGGCATAAGAATAATGGCAAGAAACTAGACCTTGCAACATCTGGCATCAATCCAGGTGTATTTAAAATGTTGCAGAAAGAAAAGGCAGCATTAAAAGCAGGCGAACTCATCGCCAAGGCAATCGCAAAAAGATTTGGTAACAAGAATGCTAAGGCAGAACAATATGGTCGTGCCAAATCTAAATTAACACCTTTCTGGTCTTCATATGGTGCAACAGACACCACACCTAAAACAGATATACTCATAGGCAATAAAAGATTATCACTAAAGATTGGCATGGCACAATTGATGTCAGGTGGTAAGGCAGAGAGTACCGCAACATTCTATGCGGCATTGAAATCAACACCCGCACTTAAAAAATCACCAGAGTTTAAACAAGCAAATAAAACCTTTGATGGTTTTGTTACATCTACACTTGCACCTGGTAAGTTAAGACCTATTATTAAGAAAGGTGATAACCCAGTTGTAAACGCGGCAGAGGCTGCACATAAAGATTGTATGAGAGATTTAGGTCAGTTGTTTGAAAAGAGTGCCAAGTTTAAGATTGCATTTGCTAGAGAGGCGATGTCTGGTTATGAGAAGTATGGTAAAGGTAGTAATAGTGCGGCAGAGTTTATGGTCGTTGCAAGTGCTGATGGCAGTAAAGTAAGAATAGAAAGCGTAGATGATGACGCCTACTGTAAGAAGATTGCAGACGCTATGAAACTACAGGCAAGATTTAAAACAAGTGGTAGAGTTGTAAAGAAACAAAAAACTGGTGAATATAATTTTTGGTCAGTTGTATCTTTGATTGTTGATAGTATGGCAGGTCAAAAAGAAGATTACTCAAATGAATGGTATGGTAGTTTAGATGAGGGTATTATAGATGTAATTAAAAACAAAGTCAAGTCTTTGTTTAGTAGAGTGATTGCAAAGGCAAGTAGTTTTGCCAAGTCAAGTGTAAATAGATTAATGAAATTTTTAGGTGCAATACCTGAAGTATCATTTAGAAGAAATATAAAATTTTAATGTTATTAGTAGAAGATAAAAATACACACCTAGAACATTTAGAAGATGATATCATCAATAATGGTTTTGATGGTGGTAAAAATGCGATTGCTTTTTTAGAAAGTCTAAAAGATATGTTGGCAGGTAATTCAACAAGTAAATTAAATGTTACAACAAAATGGGATGGTGCACCTGCAATAGTTTGTGGACCAAGTCCAGAGAATGGTAAATTTTTTGTAGGCACAAAGTCAGTATTCAATAAGACACCTAAAGTAAATTACAATATACAAGATATAAGAAACAACCATGAAGGACCAGTTGCAAATATATTAAGAGAATGTTTACAATATCTTTCTGGTCTTGGTATGAAAGAAATACTACAAGGTGATTTAATGTTTACATCATCAGGTAAAAAATTAACTACTTACAAAGATGGTAGTGGTAAATCTGAAACAATGATTTCTTTTCAACCTAATACTATTGTTTATATGGTACCTGAAAATACACCATTTGGTCGTAAGATTAAAAATAGTAAATTAGGTATTGTGTTTCATACAACATACAAAGGTAGAAGTTTTGATAAGATGAATGCCAAGTTTGGTGCCAATGTTTCTAAATTAAGAAGAACACCTAATGTCTGGTTTGATGACGCTTCATATAAAGATGTATCTGGTAATGCAACTATGACTATAGGTGAAACTCAACAATTACAAAAGATTATTAATATGGCAAGTGGTAGTTTAAAACAATCAAAAGAACTACTGAATAAAATTAAAACAGAAAAGAATACTTTATCTATAGGTGTACAACTTAAAACTTATCTTAACAGTTTTATTCGTGCCGCAACTGATTTACCATCTACAACTGAAACGGCAACTAATTTTAAAAATTACTATGCAGAAAAAACACAAAAAGAAATTGATAGAGTAAAGACAGACGCTTCAAAACAAAAGTATCAAACAATACAAGATACTGGTATCAAATTTATAGATGAACATAATAAATCAATCTACATGGCATGTGCCACTTATAAGTCTTTACAAAGAGCCAAAAAAGTAATTATAGACAAACTAAACAAAGCGAAGTCTATTGGTACATTTAAGAGAGATGGTAACGGACTAAAGGCAACAAACCCAGAAGGTTATGTTGCAGTAGATAAGAAAGGTAAGGCAGTAAAGTTAGTTGATAGACTAGAGTTTAGTATTCAAAACTTTACGGCTGCAAAAAATTGGGAAGGCTAATGTGGAGTTTTAAACAATTTGCAGAAAGTAAAAAGTGTCCACCAGGATATAAGTACGATAAGAAACTTAAAGTGTGTGTACCTAAATTTAGAAAGTATGCCTACTATGGTAGACTAGGACCAGGACCAAAACAAGAACCACAGAATACAAGTGGTAATGGTAACGGCAATGGTAATGGTAACGGTGCGAATGGTAATGGCAATGGTGCTACACCAGGTAATGGTGGTAATGGAAATGGCAACGGAGGGGGCGAGTAATGAGTTTGTGGAAAAATATTCATAAGAAAAGACAAAGAATAAAACAAGGGTCTGGTGAGAAGATGAGAAAACCAGGCACTAAAGGTGCGCCAAAAGCAAGTGATTTTAAAACTGCTAGAGGTGAAAGTGTAAAGATTAAATCATTTAAGGAATTTAATGAAGACAATTAAAGAACTATTAAGAAAGGGCGTAGGACGAAAGCAAACCGTAGTGTTTGCCTTTGGTCGTATGAACCCACCAACGATAGGTCATCAAAAATTAATTGATAGAGTTATCACTATGGCAAAAAGGGTAAAAGGTCTACCTGTGCTATATGTGAGTGCCACTCAGGATCGTAGAAAAAATCCATTGAGTGTAAAACAAAAGATTGACTATCTTAAAAAGATGTATCCAGTAGGTATACAAATTTTACCAGCGACAGGCAGAGAACGAACATTTATGGAAATATTGAAAAATAGATTTGACAAAAAATATACAGATGTTATGATGGTTGCAGGATCAGATAGGGTCGCAGAATTTAAAAGATTAACGAAACAATATAATGGTAAGGACTATAACTTTGATACAATTGAAGTAGTGAGTGCTGGGGCAAGAGACCCAGACGCAACTGGTGCCTCAGGCATGAGTGCCAGTAAGATGAGAGATTTTGCTATGAGAAATGACTTCAAAAGTTTTAGAGCAGGACTTATCGCAGGCACAAGGGAGAATGACGCCATGAAATTATTTAAAGACTTAAAAAAGGGTATGGGAGTTAACGAAGAAATACTACCACCTAATGATAATGAGGATTTGAAAAGTATTAGAGAACAGTATCACAATAATGAGATTTATTTAATGGGTGAACAAATTGAAGTAATATCAAATCGTAATGTAGGTACGATTATCAAAAGAGGGCCAAACTATATTCAATATGAAATGGAAGATGGTGGTGTAGAGAAGGCATTTTTAGATGATATACAACCTGCAGAGGTAATTGATACAGAATTACAAACGGAAGATGTTGACAAAAAGAAATTAGTATTACAAAAGAATAGTAGAACTTTAAAATCTTTTTCTACATTTGAAGAAGAAATAAACAATGCTAAAGATAGTCAACAAAAAAATACAGATGATGAAGAAAAAGAAACTAAAAAGGCAGAAAAGAAAGATCGTAAATTAAATGTTGTAACACCTGGACAACCAAAAGTTGGAAATGTAGATACATGGACACAAGGACCAGAAAATGCAAATCAAATACACACACAAAGAAAATTTAATATCAAAACACCAGGTCAAGTAAGAGACTATGCAAAGTTTGTTGATGATAGAAAATTTCAAAAGTTTGAAGAAGTTGAACTGGACGAAAAGAAACACGATGGTGAAAGAAAGAAAACGGCATATGGTGGACAAGATCCAGATATCAAAGATAGACCTGGCACACAACCTGCAGTTTACTATCAAAAACCTGGTAAAGGTGATTTTGCAAAATCAACAAAGATTGCCAGAGATAGACACTTTTCAAAAGGTGCAAAGATGGACGATGATAATCCTAAGGCATATAAACCTGCACCTGGTGATGCTGACGCTAAAACTAAACCAAGTAGACATACAAAGAAATTTAAGAGAATGTTTGGTGATGATGTCAAAGAAGAAATCAAAGATATCAAAGCATGGTCAGAGTTAGATGAAACAATCAAACAATATAAAGATGAGTATGGTACAGCATATAGAGTTGTATTAGACCAAACTGTATCTGAAATGTTAGATGAACTATTGGCAGAGAATGAGGGCGTCAAAAAGAAGGCAGCGAAATCTGGTATGCCATATGGTATTCTAATGAAAGTATATAACAGAGGTATGGCTGCATGGAGAACTGGACATAGACCTGGTACTACACCACAACAATGGGGTATGGCAAGAGTGAATAGTTTTGTAACTAAATCATCTGGTACTTGGGGTAAGGCAGATAAAGACTTGGCTGCGAAAGTAAGAGGTAAATAATGAAAACAAGAAAAGAGGTAGAACGCATTGATCTTGTTTGTGAGGGCATGGTATATGAACATGAGGCAGAGGGCATTACTGAGGCAGAGTATCAAGGTCGTAAAGTAAATCTTAATGATCCTTTCAGATTACCAAGTGGCAGTAAAAGAAAGTTTGGCGTCTATGTTAAGAACAAAAAAGGTAATGTTATTAAAGTAACCTTTGGCGATCCTAATATGGAAATCAAAAGAGACGACCCTGGTAGAAGAGCCTCATTTAGGGCACGACACAATTGCGACCAGAAGAAAGACAAGACTACCGCAGGTTATTGGAGTTGTTACCAGTGGCGTGGTGGTAGTAAAGTAGATAATTAGTATAAATAGTAACACGGAGAGAAAAATGAAGTATAACAAGTCAATGGCAGAAACTTTGGCAGAAATGCGAAAGGTCAAAGAACAAGAAACAGATCCTGTTGCTAAGGCACAGGACAATTTAGCAAAGGCAAAAAAGATTGCTGATCTAAAGAAACAAATTGATACTGTCAAAAAAGCAGAGATGAAAGAAGATGGTCATGTTGATGTGGCAAGTGCTATAAGACATTGTAAAACTATCATAGAGGATTGTAATGATATTATGACTAAACTCAATGGTATGGGTGAACAACCACTTCCGTCATGGTTAACAGATAAGATTACTGTTGCCGCAGATGACTTAAATGGTGCTAGAGATTATCTAATGAATCCACAAACAGAGGCATTAGATGATAAAGATAAAGAGACAATCAAACCTATCATTAAACAATTAAAGAAATCTGTTAAGGCACATGATAAACAGGCCAAACAATTACAGAAAGATATTGAAGATGAAACTGATTTAGAAGAATTTACTAAATCACAGATTGCTAGATTGAAAAAAGAGTATGAACCATTAAAAGGTAAAGTAGCACCTCAAGCACCAGAGAAGTTTGCTAAACTTCGTAAGATAATAGATAGATTACAAAAACCAAATCTATTAGCATTAGCAAAAGCAGACATACCTATTCTATCAAGTGCCGCAAAAGCACAACTGGTTCTTAAATTTGGTATGAAATGGAAACAATTACCAGAAGAGTTTTTACCTTACATTGATGTATTGGCAGACGATACACTAGACGAACAAAAAGGTAAATTTAAAAGTGTTGACCCTAAAGTTTATGCAAGAATATCAAAAATGATGAGAGGGTCAAAAGAAGAAAAACAAGGTTTAGCAAATATGTTAAACTATTTTATGCCACCAGAGGTAGTAGATATGGTCAGAGATAAGTTTGGCATTAAAATGCCTCGTGGTAAAATTAAATTCACAGATTTATAAGGGAGACTAAAATGAGTGAAAAGAAAACAGGTAGAACTTTAGGTTGGAACCCTACATACTTTGGAGAACCAAAGAAGGGATCACTAGCCTCAGTTATTGCTGACATTACTAACAAACAAAATGATTTAGTTGGTAATAAACCAGAAGTACAATCAAGTGCCGCAGTACAAGCAAAAGAGGCACAAGACAAACAAGAAGCGATGAACCCAGCACAACAGGCTGCTATTGCAATCGACATGAAGAAAAAAGGTAAGAAACCTAAAAATGAAGATGACGCGGCAGACATGAGAAAGAAAAATAAAGATGACGCAAAAGGTGAACCAGCAGTAAAAGTACATGGTGAAGACCTTAATGCAGAAATCGAAAAAGCAAAACTGGGTAAAGTAAAGTCTTTAGTAGATACAATCAAAGATATGTTCTACAATACTGAAGCGAAACAAGACGAAGAAGGTAACGCATTTGGTAAGGCATTACAGGCTGCAAAAGAAAAAGGTGATAAAGAGTTTGTTGTAGGTGGCAAGAAATACAATGTTGAGGCAGAACTAGACAAAGTAAATCCAGTCGCTGTAAAAAAGAAGTTTAAAGATAGAAAAGACAAAGACATTGATAACGATGGCGATGTTGACGCTTCTGATAGATACTTACACAAAAGAAGAAAAGCAATAAGTAAAGAGATTGATTAAATGAAATACTCCGCTCTTGCGGAGACTATTCGAGGCATAACATTAGTCCAAGAACAAGACGGTCTCCCAACTATATATTGTGATATGGACGGTGTCCTTTGTGATTTTAACAAAGGTATTGCCAACATGTTTAAATTAAAATCTAGGGATCCATCAAAGCCCAACATTATGGGTATGTATGGTTACGAGAATGTTAATGACTGGTT